TACTTGGATGAGGACTCCGCTGCCGCACATTCTGGTCAAGTTGCGTGCGGTGCGTTTGGCACTGCTGGCGGCGTGTTTGAGGACTTACGCTCGTTTGATCAGTATAAGTTGGGTAATGCTCGAATTTCACATCTTGACGCCTGGACTCACTGGTGCTGGACATATGATCCTGTGGCCTTTGAAGTTAGATGCTACATGAACGGTGAGTTGATTGATATCAAAGGGATGAAGCAAGAGACGGGAGAATGGAGCGGTCCACAGGTTCCTGCCAATCCTGCCGCTCGCTACTTGACTTTCCTTCAGCATACTAATGGATTATGGGACTTCAGTACATTGAGCCTTAGTGATTTCGACAGTGTGATTACTGAATTCTGTTACTTCTCGGACGCATTGACTCCTGAAGAGGTGCGATACATCGCACAGAACGGCATTGATAGTGCTGTCACTACAGGAACTAGTGGTGTAGTTGGCGGATATACTCACGGTCTAGACACTGGCTCTGGCATTGTTGGCATGTATGAACAAGGTCAAGATGCAACTTCTGGAATCATTGGTGGATTCCTAACCGGATCAATGATCACTAGTGGCATTATTGGTGGTTACATTTCTGGAGTAACGTTTGGCGATGGTATGCCCGGCGGCTTCATGATGGGGGGTATCAGTGCGAGTGGATTGATTGGCGGTTACATGTTCTCGGCAGACCAGACATCTGGTATCGTCGGCGGCTTTATGCTGGGTGGCTTCAATGGTCTTGTAGAGTTTGATGGTAGTTATACCGTTGAAGTTATGACCGCCGACGACTTTGATGCACAGCTTCACGTTCTCAAGACTAATAGTACGGACTTCGACGCTAAGATCGTTATTTTCCAAGACGAGATTGGTCCGTTGATTGACATTGAGATTCCAAGCGTAGAGGTTTCTGGCCTAGTACCTCCTTTCAACCAGTACTTCATTGGCAAGGCGTCTGGTCAGCAAGGCAAGACGATTACTCAGACCCGATGGAACTTTGGTGATCTAACTCCCGTAGTGTCTGTTGCCGAGAGTGGTGCTGGGCGTTACCCTGTGCAGCATAACTTTACTGGTAGTGGTTACTACATTGTGAAGTTTGAAGCGATTGACTCTGATGGACAGCACGGATCTGCGACACGGATCGTCAATGCCGCATCTGGCATTGAGCCCGTAATCTTGAGTTTGTCTGGCGTGCCTCGTTCTGGCAGTGCTGCACTGACGCTAGATTTTACTACGACGTACGATATTATTCCGTCCACAACGGCAGTCATTACTAGTCTGCTAGATTTTGATGACGGACAAAAGACATCACTACTCAACCCGACGCACGTATACACAGAGCCCGGCGTGTACAGACCTATCTGGTGTGTGCGTGACTCTCGTGGAGTGATTTGGTGTGATAGTTTGGAAGAGGGTAACGACCTTCTGGAAGGCCAGAAATGAACATTGTAGTATCAGACGGAATTGTAGTCAGCGGCGTTGGAGCACCGCTGAATGGGATCACATGGCCCTCAGGCTTGTTCGGCAATAGCGAGCCTGGGTCACAGCTATGTGCGTTTTTGTCGTCTGCTAACTCGACATTCGGCTTCAACATTTCTCCGCACTCCTTCCAAACAGAATGGGTGCCCTGTGGCGATGCCTGTGCTTTCCATGGTGCGTCTGGACAATTGCCGGATGTTGGACACGCTTTCGAGCTATACATTGGCGACTTCTTCTTTCGTGGCAAGGTGACACACGCCGACTACACATCAAGTGGTGGTGGCACTGTTGTCAATGTGACGGTGGAGGACGATAGACGCGAACTACGTAAGGTCAAGCTGCACTCTGAAGACCTGGGAGACGACGTGCCGAGCGGAGTAGTATCTATCGCTCGTGGCTACCGCATTGTCAATGGCCTGACTGATATCAATGGCGATCCTTCTGATCCTATGATCAAAGAGTACAACCGTATTCTGCAATTCGGCGGTACGTACAGTCAAATCCTAGTGGCTATCGATAATGCCTTCAATGAGGGGCGACTGTCGATCAGTTCGTCTGAGCTACCCACCGTTCAGCAGCTAGAGAAGAACATCGGCGGAACCATCGAGGCAATTCGTTTCCAGTTCAACCTGACGCTACTGGATGAAGCTATCACCCGCATTCTAAGCGATACTGGTTACGACTGGTATTGGAATATGGATGCTCAGCAGCTAAATCTGATCAATCGCAAGAGCACGTTCGACATCAGCGAGAACGACATCCTTGATCTGGTCTCTCAGTTCGGCAGTGCGAGCGGCCTGAACGAGACGCGACAGCTTGGCTTTGGTCAAGACGTAGTGCCTGATCCTACACGATTCCGTGTGTTGGGTGGCCACCAAGAAGGCATCATCAATTCTGCATTGCTAAGTCCTATTGACGGGCTAGACACGTCAGCTTTTGATGGCAACGTCGTGTTCGATAAAGTTTGGGATAGACTGAGCGTTGGCTTTTATGATTCTGACGGGTTCTACAGAACGTATATCCCGACAGAGAAAGAGCTTCAGATGGCACTTGCTGGCATCGAGCAGTGGTGCTATTTCAAGATCTACCAGACGACAGCAGTAAACGCAGATCCCCCTGGCTTTGGGCTAGCTCCAGACCTAGGATCACAGGCGGCTCAAGACCCTACGTTCCAAAGTAGGCTAGACCCCCTTATGCCTTTGGCTGGCTTGGCCACAGGTGCGGCTGAATCTGGCATCCGTATCATCAGTAACCGTCGTGATGAAGAAAACAACTGGGTTATCGCATTCTTCAACCGCTTGCAAGACCATTCGTCACGACATTACGGACGCTCGTATGTTCTTGAAAACCTGATCTACAATGACGCCTCTGGGCTTTTCCGTCCTATCGAGGCCGCATGGGCGAACGTGGACAACCAAGTCCAGGGGTTCGCACTGTCTGCATCTGGCACGCTAGCCACTAGCGGCATCTTCTTGGAGGATTACGAGATCAACAGGGATCTTGGACCTATGAGTCCGTTCGTGGCTAATGATTTCCGGGTGCGGGCTCACTGTGTGTTGCCTGCCGATACGGTATACGGACCACAGGGTGACGCAGTGCCCGCGAGCTTTGGCAATTGGACAGAGGACGCCCCTCCCTTCAACCCTAATGGCGACGGCAAGCACTATATCCCGGTTGGCATCTCTATCGTAGGACAGCGAGTGATCAACCCGCGTGCCGACGATCTGTACGCCTTTGAGTCTTTTCCAGAAGGCACCTTGTGGTGTCAACTACCTATCAATGCCGGTGCATCAGGAAGTTTGGTCATTGATCCGACCATCTCATCCCTGGCTACGCTGCTAACTACTAATCAAAAACTCACGGGCTCTGGTCTACTAGATATTATCAATCCTGGCCGAGTACTGAATGTGTACGATTCATTGTCTGGAGTTGCTCTGCCGGTCGAGAGTCGTACTCGCTACGGCCAGAGCTATCCGTCTCAGTGGGTGCTAGGCGACCTACATTATGAGCGTGACGAAGACATTCAGCTAGACGATCAGTTTGTTCCGTGGGGCTTTTCGCCCGATGGTAGTCAGACCTCATTGCAGATTATGACTGAGCGTGCCGTGCGTCGTGCTCAGGGCAAGATTGTAAACCGTAGCTCGTCACGCTACGCGGACTTCAGTCAAATTGGTCTGCCGCTCCTATCATTCGATGCATTCGCCACGCAAGGCATTGGTCCGTCTGGTCTGTACGGCGAAGTGAGTCATGGCGTTAGCGAACTCAACATCTCGTTTGGAGGAGAGGGTTTCGCTACTCACTATAAGATTCAGTCTTTCTTCCCTAAGTTTGGACGAGAAGCTCCTCTTGGCGAGCGTGTACGTGCTCAATTGAACGGTATCATCAATCCCGTGGACTTCACGGACCTGGAACTGTTGGATCAGACGCCCCTGACGGCTCAAGACCCCTTGCTTCCTGGTAACCCTCTGATTCCTCCGTTCTTCTTTGATGATGAACAGCGTGCCGTAAAGGTAACGATCAACAGTGTCGCTAATATCTTCACGCTTTCAAGTGCTCCTGGTACCGAGAGTGATGAACGTTATCGTGGTATTGATCAAAACCAATACGTCAAGCCACCGTCACTTGGCGGTTCAAGTAACCCTGACTTCAACCTGGGTGCCATCTGTATTGATGGATTCTTGAACATCGGTGATCAGGCGATGTATCATACCGACGAGTTCGAGCTACCGGGTGGTAGTGTAGTACAGCGTTATTTCACTCAGGGCAGAGCGTTTGGCCAGGGGACCATTGTTCAGATTGAACGTGTGAACCCTAGTAACTCAGCACAGTATGATGTAACGATTGTTGATCCTACGGCTTCTGCCCTTGGAACTGAGCGTGCCATTTTTGGAACGGCAGTGCTGTCGGGATCAGTTGCTATTGGAGATAAGACAACGATTGCTGTGCAGGGCGATGCACCCGTCAAGCCCGGCGTCAACAACGATAGCATCTTCGTCATTGGCACTACTTCTGAGGCGGCGGGCGTTACGCCCGTAGAGGTCGTATCAGTTAGTAATGCCGGTACCGCACAGGCTATTGCTATCTGTCGTCCTTTAGACGCCGATGGTAACGTTGTGACTTCTGGCACTCGGTTCCCTGATGTAATTCCCATTCCGTTCCGTGAGCTGGCCGCATCTGGTGACCGTGGCTATTTGGCATCGGTTATTGTTGGCAGTGGCAGCTTTGGAGTCACTGCGGATCGGAGCTTTGTAACAATCGCCCGTGATGCTAACAGAAGGTACGGCTAATGGTAGTTGCTTCTGGACAAATGCCTTATGAGTTTGATACGTCTTTGCCGGTTCGTGCGTTACCTAATGCTTGGCCTGGGCTTGGTCGTCCAAATATTTCGACCTCTGGAGATACGTTCGAGCAAGGGATGTTCGTTTTGAATGCGGAGATCCGTAAATGGGACGTAAACGCTGATCTTGGAGACTTGACGTATCAAGCGTACATGCACCCAGACATTGCTTCATCGGGTTTTGAGCCCAAGGCTAATGGCGAGACTCTCGTTGGATTGGTGGGACCGACAGTTACAGAGTTAGTTTCTGACAACATTGAGCAGATGCGTACTAATCTTGAAATTCTGTTTGATGAATACGCCAACGATTCAGTGTATGTTGGCGAGGATTTCATGCAGGCATGGTTACAGACGGCATATCCAGAAAGTCCTAGTGGTTCGCTGGTTATTCATGCCGTTATTCCTAACATCATTTATTCGTTCCTGGGCCGTACCTTTTTGCGTCCTGCCGATACGACGGCTATTAATGGGGATGTCATTGGCATTGATCTTCATTACTTAGGCGGCTCTGGTGTTTTGTTTGACATTGATTGTGGCGAGCCGATGTTCAATCCTTTCCCTTTCCCACGGGAAGGACTTTTTACAGCACCTTCTACGAACAACTTTCGTGTAAGGTATGGACCTGTATATCCGCTATGTCAAAACACACTGGGAAACATTCCTAGTATGGTGGTTTCCAGATATGAGTCTGATACCATTGCTAGTTACGCCCTCAATCATAACTTTGCCGCCCTTGGCTCTGGCAAGGTCCAGATCGACGGATACTGCTTGTTGCCGGGAACAACTATGGAGCTTGTAAAGGGCAATGACACCAACTTCGGAGGCACATTAGACGGCGTAAACGATTACACAGATCACGTAGAGGGATTGCGTGTCGTGAATGACGCAACTGGCCTGAATGATGGATCTGCTCGCTGCTATCGAACCCCTTCCGCTCAGTCCTCTGGCCTATATAGACTCATCACATATAACAAAGAGGGCGACGTTCCCTTTACGTCTATTCCTTCTGGCTTTGTCAGTATGTGGCCTAGAGGAATGGTGACGAAAGCTAGTGATGGAACTCTTCAGCAGGGCAATGATATTGATGGTCAACAGCTTATTGCACATCCTGATGGAACATTCTCTCTAGAGGCCGGTTCTGCACAGGGTATTCATGTTTTTGACGATGCTATTTGGCTAGCTGGAACAAATATTCGTTCATTGCCCGCGACACCGAATACTGACTCTCGTGGCATGTTTTGTGTTTCGCCATTTGACGGGAGTCTTGTCTGGTATCGTCCAGCAGAAATGACAGTGGCCACCGCTGGAGACAATGGTGTAGACCCAGGTGCTTTTGGGACGCATGTTGGCTTGATGGATATCGGCGGTGATTATGTACGTTTGAGCTTGTCTTATGACGAGAGCTTGACATTCAATCCGAGTCCTGCTTCCGATACTGGCGTATACACTTTTTACTGGCAAAAATACGACAAGCAAACCTTGAATTATACTGAGACGGCCAGTAATGTCAACATTGTGCAGGATGGTTTGCCAGATTTTTCACAGATTAGGGGAGCCTTATCAACTGGCAGTACCGTATATACATGGCGTGAGTTTGGACACGTTCATGTGTGGAGTACAGCCCTGGCGTACGTGAGTGCTGCGATTGGCAGCCCCGGTATTGCCGGTAGAAGACATTACGCTGGCGGCGACCTATTGTATACTATCACTGGTAACATTGAAGCCGGAGATCCATTATTGTCAATGACTGGAGGCGTAGCCAGTGGTATTGGTAAATGGAGTATTAGTGGCGGTACGTACACACACGATTCCGCAAAACCTCTGCGTGCTGAGCACCATTTTGGCGATCAAGCTGGTGCGTTGATCAACAGTATTTTTGATGTCACTGGTGCTACGCACGTTCGTGATGGAATTTGGATGATTGTCTCTTTCCCTACTGGTGTAGGAATTACCAATGATCAGTTGTTCCTTTGCCGGATTGAAGAAGGGGCATCTGAGTGGCTAGTAGTTGAATCATACTTATTGAATGAGGTCGTACAGAATACTGCGGGTGGGCTAGAATTCCCCATTGAGGGAATCTTGCAAGACCTGGACAATTAGTGTATTATCTATTGCGTTGGACATGTTGTCCATAGCCGTCCGAGGACATCGTTCCAAGAGGATAGGTGTCCTCGACCAAGAGGAGAAGATAAATGGTAAGTGGAATTAGATTTTTTGGAGGCTCAGGAACGATGGGCCAATTGACCACGGGTCGGCTTACGCCAGCGGCGTACTATGCTGCCGGTGGCTCTCTGCCTGCTGATCGTGCCCTACCCAACGTTGAGATTTTTCAGCTTATCGCTGGCGATACTTCTAGTCCCACTAGGGTTGGCTTCTTTGGTTCTGCTGGTGCCCCCAACAGTCCTGTGGTTGTTGGACAATACCAAGATTCAATGCACCGCACGAATCATGGCGGCGATGATCTTGGGGCAATGATCAATGCTAAGTATACTGGTGCTTCATCAGTAACACTTTCGGGCGTTCCTTTTACTGCCGCCTTTACGGAAATCCCGAGTGAATCAGGTACGCTTCTATTGCGTTTCCGTGACCCTAATGATGGTGCGGTAACGACACAACAAGGCGTATTCCGTGCGATCAACTTATCGGTTGGCTCTGGGGCTCCCGACACGTCGGAAGCGGCCCTGGCAACAAACATCACGGTTCAAGCCCTTCAGTTAGCTGATACTGACGGTTACGCTGGCGATACTGCATGGACTGAGATTTCAAGTGGTGGAACATCACTGACGCTTGAAAACCAAATCACAGAGTCTCACACTCATGACTTTCACATCCTACTGAGTGCCTCCCCTGCGGTTGCTGGGCGTAAGCGTGACTTCGCGTTGTATGCTCAGCTTGAGTTCCTGTAAGGGCTAACTAACATTTCGCATAGGCGGCAACTCTTTCAAGGGTTGCCGCCTTTTTTCGTTGACATCTTTGCGTCTTATGGTAATCATGGTGTGGAAAACATATGACAAGCCTAGCGTTTACATCTAAAAGTCCGTACGTGCCCTCTGTTGAGCAAGGTCGTTGGATTGCATCACTCTCTGACGGTCAGACTATTTTCGAGGACAAAACGCCAGGCGAACGATCTGCGTGGGTACGTCTACGTGAGCATCTTGAAGTCCACAAGCTAAAGATTACCAGTCTTAGACTTGAGGCATATGGCAGGCGTGCCATCACTATCCCGTATCGTAACGAGGATGGAGAAAAACAGGTGAACGGTTTCTGGCAATCCTCTAGAATTGGTGCGTTTCTAAACTCTAACATGCCGCAGCTTGCTTGGCGTGGAATCGGGTACATCAGACATAGAAGGATTTACATCACCTGGATCGCAGCAGACGGCAGTATCAGTCAAGAGGAGCGTGACCTTTTCCAAGAAGAGGTAGACAACGGTAAGAAGGTTCGCCATTATGACATGGGAGCCATCCTCAACGACCCTATATGATAACCGATACGTACGCCTCCATTACGACCCCTGGGGTCGAACACGATGCAGCAAACATGCTCACCGAGATCGTCTGGCTCAATCGTGGGCTAGATGCCGATACGTACCCGTGGAAGGGCGACGGCAGCAAGGACTGGGGAAAGATCGTCGCTGCCATCAAAAAGCTGATGGGGGCACCTTATCACCTAACTTCGGAGCAGGTTGCCTTCTACATTTTTAAGTGCAATCCCAAGCAGATCAATCCATTCGAGTTCGCCAAGATGGCTGTGGTAGCTCGTAAGTTATTTCGTAAGTACAGCATCGAGGAACTCCGCACGATCTACGCCGACAGGAGATCAGTCGCTATGCAGACTGGTCTTGAAAAGGCAGAGTATAGTACGGAGAAGCCGAAGACATTTTTGACGCTAATCAGGGAGTTGGAACGTGGCGAAACGTAAAAGTAAGATGGAGGTAGGAAATCCGGACCTTCAGCAGTTGATTGACTTTGGCTTCTTTCAGAAAGAAGTGGAGCAGGATGGCGTATCCGCAATGCGGGGCCACGAGATTGGCGACCCTAATCCAAATTTCACTGGCTCCTTGAATCTAGACTTTGACCTTACTACTCCTTTTCCAGAAGGAAGGATTATTGAGATCTTTGGGCCTAACGGAACCTGTAAGACGACACTGTTGCTGTCAGTGCTAGGAGAGGCAATCAAGAGGGGTAAGATTGGTTTGTATGTAAACATGGAGAAGAACTTGAATCTGTCTCTAATGCGTACAGTGAGATCACTAAGACCATATCTAGATGAAGCTATCGCCGCCATGAAGGCTGGCAAGCAGGGTGAGTGCCCTCTGTGGATTATCAATGCGTCGAATGGTGAGCAGGCACTAGAGGCGATGCGTAAGTTTGCCTCCATGGTTCCTAATGGTATTGCTGGTCTGGACTCGATTGACGCAGCACAACCCGAGGCCGTGCTGTCTGGCGTTATTGGCGAGAGCAAGGTGGGCAACCTTGCGAAGCTGATGTCTGATGCGATGCGTAAGCTCATCGACGCCTCGTCACAGAACAAGGTGAGCTTGGTTTTCATCAACCAGATTCGTGACAAGATTACGATGTATGGCGATCCCACGACAACTCCCGGTGGTAACGCTGTTGGGTTTTATGCTTCACAGCGTATTCAGTTGTTCAAGCCCCGCAAGCAGGAGATCATTACGGATGCGGACGGTGAACGTATCGGTGTTTTGATCCGCTATAAGATCGTGAAGAACAAGGTGGCTCCCGATGGTGATGAGGGGGCCTTCCCCATCCTTTTCAAGAATGGCATTTTCCGTGAGCATGAGTTAGTCACACGTTGTTGTGAGTTTGGCGTTCTGAAAATGGGAGGCAAGGGGGGCAAGCAAGCGTATCTGCCAAGCATTGATCGTGCTACTGGTGAGTACGTTTTAATCGATGGCGAGAGAAAAGAGACCTGTATGACACAGTTTAATGCTGCCCGCAGGTTGCTCATGGATAGTCAGTTGACTGAGAAACTAGAAGCAGAGCTTGCCGGAATGATCGATGGTGGACATCATGCTGTGGACGCCTTCCTAGATGAGATTCAAGAACCTCAGTAATCAGGAGGTACGACTGAACATCGTGCCATCCAAGTATCCTGTAAGGTCTCTCAGTCAATCGAAGTCCAAGGGGCAGCATAATCTAGGCAGACAGATTCAGAAGACCTATGGCATGAAAGCGACTTTACTAGAAGAGTTTTCCATTCCTGACGAACGACTATACATTGACTTCTTTCTACCTAATCATGGTTTGGCTTTCGAGTTTCAAGGCGAACAGCACGATGAATTCAACAAGTTTTTCCATGGCACAAAGCATGGCTTCACGGCATCCAAGAAGCGTGATGAACGCAAGAGGCTGTGGTGCGAGCTAAACGATATCACACTTGTGGAAGTGCGGGACGCACATCTTTCAGCAGAAGACCTACAGAAATTGATTCAGGAATCTCGTGAGTAACGTTGCAGCAGAAAAGGTCTTCCTGGCAGGTATTGCTGGGTTTCCCGACAAACTGTTCGATCATGTCGAATACTTGGGTGAAGAAGATTTCACTCACGATGCTACTCGTATGACTTTCGAAGCCATGAGATCTTTGGTTATTGATAAGGAGACGACAAAGCTTACTAAGGCTAAGATTGTGGCTGAGGCCAAGTCTCTTGGTCATGGGAATTATCTGTCCGTCACGAAGGGTGGAGCGTGGCTTGATGAACTCTTCACGGAAGCGGAGGCGATTGGACGCCCTGAACTTGACAGTCTTTTCCTGGCGGTCAAGCGACAAACACTAATCGCTGGTTACCGTTCGTCATTCAACGAGATGACGGACTACCTTACCACTACTGATGACCCCCTGTCAAACATCATTGCTAAGGTTGAGGACGCCGTAGTCACTAACGTCTCGTTGATGGATCATGGCGAGACGAAGACCATCAGCCTGCCTGAAGACATCTGGGACTTCATTGACAAGCTGGCTGATGAGCCGGGGCATATTGGCCTGAACCTTGGTCACCCCGTGTGGCAAGAGGCCGTAGGTCAGATCAGAAACGGAGCGATCACGTTCGTGGTCGCGACGGCTAAGGCTGGCAAGTCTCAGTTTGCCACACGAGCCGCACTGACGGCAGCAGCACGCAACTTGCCTGTACTCATTCTGGATAGTGAGTTGAATGAGCACGACCAACGGATTCGTCTTGTTGGTATGGCCGCTAAGGTTCCTTACCAATACATTGAGACCGGCTTTTGGAAGATGAGTTTGGAAGAACTCAAGAAGAACGGCGTTACCGATCCTCAAATATTGATAGACATTCAAGGTGCTGGACGACGAATGAGAGACCCAGAACTCCGTCGTCGCGTCTCGCAGCTACCGCTCGATTACCAGTCTATTGCTGGCATGGACATGAAGGACGTGATTCCTCACATCCGTCGTTGGCTTCTCACGAAAGTCAAGCCTAGTCGAGACAGCATGGTGCCGCCCTGCTTGATCGTCTATGACTACATCAAGCTCGCGACCATGGACGGCATCAAGCAAGGTGTTGCCGAGTGGCAGATGCACGGCTTGAATGTGGGTCAGTTGCATGAACTGATGAAGAAGTACAACGTCCCTTGTTTGGCCTTCGGTCAAACAAACAATGAGCTTACTGGTGGATTCAAACAGGTGGCGGGCGGTAAGCGAATTAGTGAGAACGTTACGTCGATTAGCCACCTGAAGAAGAAGACCGATGATGAGCATGCACTTGATAGTGCTGGCTCACACTACATCGAGATTTTCGGTGCTCGTTATGGTACTGGCGGTAACAATACTCATCACATCAATTTCAATACTGACTTGAGTCATGGTTGGTTCTCTGAGATTGGACGTAGCTCGATCAATTTCAATACTGAGCGTCAACGTAGGTTGGACGAGTGGAAGGCCGATAAGGCAAAAGAAAAGGAGAAGAAGGACGATGCGTCTGACTCCTGAAAAGAAGAAGAACCTGAAGAACCACGCTAACCGTAACATTGGTTATATTCTAGACAAGCTGAATGTACGATATACGGATAGCGGCGGATTGATTCAGTCTGCCTGTTCATGTAAGCAGCATGGTGGCGATGGTGACAACGAAACGGCGTGGTCGTGGCGTATGGATCTTGGTAAGTGGGTGTGCTGGACTCATCACTGTGAGGAAGATCGTGGCAACGATGTCTTCGGACTTGTTAGTAGCGTTTTAGGAACGAACTTTCATGAGACTGCGAAGTGGCTTCTTGATCGTCTTGCGGAACGCAGTGTAGACATCACTGACGAAGCCCCGCCGCCGATCTATGAGGTACGTGGTACCAGCCTTCACACTCACGAGCCGCTATCTGAAGACAATCTTGCGTTCTTGGAGCCTGAGCCAGAGTACCTACTCGGTCGTGGTTTTGACAAGACGGTATTGAACAATTATCGTGTGGGATATTGGAAGAAGCCTGGAACGTTCATGCACGACCGAGTAGTGTTTCCTGTGCGGGATCACGAAGGATACTTGGTTGGATACACTGGACGCACAGTGCGTCCCAAGGAGTATTTCGAGGAGAAGGGAATCAAGTATGCCAAGTGGGTACATGGCAGACACTATCACAAATGGCCTCAGCGTGGAGAACTTTTTACTAGCTCTATTCTGTTCAACTTGCACAGAGCCAAGAAGTTCCTCAGTCTAAAGAAGGAGCTTATTCTTGTAGAGGGGCCGCTGGATGGCATGAAGTTAGAGGAGGCTGGCATTCACAATTGGGTTGCTACGCTGGGCACTAGTTTTTGTGCGACACACAGGACTCTATTGGTACAGCACGGTATCAATGACTTGTATGTTGCGTATGACGCTGACGATCCTTCAAAATATAAGGATAAGGAATCTCCCGGCGAGAAGGGATGGGTCCGCATGCAGCGTGTCGTTGGTGATATTTTCAATCTTCATCGTGTAGAATTACCGATGGAAAGAGACTGTGGTGACATGTCAGTGGAAGAACTGCACGAGACATTCTTGGGACTATACAATGCTTAAACTATCAAACATTTCTGCCAGTAGAATCAAAACTTTTGATACGTGCAAATATCAGTATTGGCTGAAGTATGTTGAGCATGCTACGATGCGTTCCAATTGGGGTGCTGCTCATGGCTCTCTTTTGCATGACGTGTTAGAGTTCTACTCTAATGAAGAAGATACAGACTGGATGAAGCGTCTGTACAAGGGGTACGCGGGCGAGCTAGAGACGCTTGATCGTCATGGTGAAATGGCTATGATGGAGTCACCCTTGGTCTGGGCCAAGGTCAAAGAGTATCACGAGAAGCCGAAGCTGTGTGACGTATGTCCTCATGCTGAGACTGATGAGAATCGGTGTGGCATCTCACACGAACAATTGGATGCACTCACTGGATGCCCGAAGCCTCTATTTGATGAGTCCATCACTATGCTGGAGAAGGTGATGGCACGTTACCAGGAGATCTGGCCCAAGCTCTTGAAAGATGAGAAGGGTGCCATTGCTGGTGCAGAATATCGATTCCAGATTCCTCTTGCGGGGCGTCCCGATGTGCCCATTCTAGGCTTCATGGATTTGGTGGTTGAAGAGAACGAAGATACCATTCACGTTATTGACTATAAGGCTGGCAAGAAGACCCAGGATTTTATGGAGTGCAAGGATGATATCCAGGTAAGGATGTATTCCCTCGCGTGCCGCAAGGAGTTTATTGAGGACGTGAACAACAAGGGATACAAGTATAAGAACGTGATCCTAACGTTTGATTACTTCCGCAATAAGCCTATCACTCTGGCACTCTCAGCAGAAGAGGATGCCGCGACTGAGAAATTTGTGGTGGATAAAATTCACGAGATTGAGCAGACCGAATGGATCGATAGAATCGTTCGGAACGATGAGGAGCTAGAGACGAAAACGAGATTTGGTCAGGTGGCCTTTACGTGCAAGTACTTGTGCGACAGTAATGTGTGTAAGGATACTTGGAAGGGTCGTTTCAAAGTGGAAGACGGACAATGACAAAGATTACTAAAGACTGGATTGAAGCTTATTTTGAATACGGGGTGGATATTGCTAATCGTTATATCTTCTTGACGGGTGACGTTGATCCAGATAGCATTGGCACCATCATCAAGGGTATGTACTTGATGGAGAACGAAAATAAGAGTTACGACAAGATTGAGCTACGTATTTGTTCGTATGGTGGACACGTCTATGATATGTTCGCTTTGCACGATGTCACGAGAACGCTGAAGTGCCCTGTCCATACTATGGGTGTTGGCAAGGTTATGTCTTCTGCTGTTTTGCTGGTGGCGTGCGGCACGAGGGGCGAACGTTGGGCGGGTGCCAATACTACATTCATGGTTCATGCCCTTAGTTCTGATTGCGACAGTGACATGACAATGCATCAGACTGCGATTGAACTCAAAGAAATGAAACGTCTATGGGATATCTGGTATGATCTCATGGGTAAGTATACGAATAAGGACGCTGCGTTTTGGCGTAAGATTTGTAACCGCAAAGAAGACGTGTACTTTAGTGCCGAACAAGCACAGGAGTGGGGTGTGATCGATCACCTCTGGGATGAAAAGGACGAGGAAGCAGATGCCCAATAGAGTTGAGATTGGATGCTGGAAGCACGGACACATTAGCGAGCTATTCCTGACTCGTAAGGGTGAGGAAAAGTTGGTACGTCAGATCCCTAAGCTCAAGGCGGTATGCCCTAAGTGCAGAGAGCTTGAGAATGTCAACGAGCCGATTGTGATTTTGGACGGAGAGACACGTTTTGGTACGTGCAAGCCGTACAGATGTCATCGTGGCCATCTAAGCGTTATCAGCGTGCTGGGAGAAATGCTGCACGTACGCTTTAGTAGATCAGACTTCGTGAATGTTGATGGTAGCATCGAAGAGTTGCCGGAACTCATTGACAGCAAGGACATTTCGTGCAATCATGTAGGTGAGAATGGTAAACTCTGCAACTGTAAACTCAAAGCGGCGAACAAGGCAGTGCTCACCAAGAACACGGTACATAGCATTAGGACTAAAACTCGGATCGGTGACCTCTGGGACAAGGCTGGCATTGAGCCTGTTACGTCTAGTCGCCTGAATAAGAGCACTGGAGAGTTTGAAGACAGCAGGACTGACAAGGCGAACAGAGAGCGTTTGAAGAGGCTGCAAAGAAGAAACAAGCGTAACGTAGACGAAAGCCGTCAGCCTGGCGAACGGATCGAGAAGCCGACAGATAGGGACTATGGCCGCAAGGGCAAGGGACAAGTAAACCCCGATAGATTGACACAATGACATTTGTACACCTGAACGTTCACTCGAAAGCTTCTATGCTTTACGGGTCTGCTGACATCAATGAACTGGTCAGTAAGGCAAAAGAACTTGGACAGCCCGCTATCGCCTTGACGGACTATTCCAACGTATTTAATGCGATCAAATTCTACACTGCCTGTAAGGATGCTGGCGTGAAGCCCATCCTTGGTGTGGACGTTCTGTTCTGTGATGACGTTTCTGAAAGCAAGTCGCACAAGATTCGTCAGGCGTATCATTTGACTCTTCTCGCTGAGAATGAGGCGGGCTGGAGAAATATCGCACGCATTGTGTCTGAGGCACAGGACCCTGATCACTTTTACTATCGTGCGAGGGTAGATTTTGACACTCTTGAAAAGTACAATGAGGGTGTGATCTGTTTGTCGGGCAGTAGTCTGGACGGTGCCGTGTCGTACTACCTATACGATAAGCTTGATAACGAGGGATTTGTGCGAGAGGCCGCTGGCCGCTTCCGTGCCGAGGCTATGGTGAGGCGTTTTGTCGCCCTGTACGGTACCGAGAACTTTTTCCTAGAGACTCAGGACACTGGACACGAGTCGCAGCCCATCATCAATGAGCGTCTTCGTGGTATCGCTACGAAGTATGGTTTGCAGACCGTAGCCACTGGCAACGTTCACTACGTCAAGCAGTCTGATGCCGAGGCACATAAGACGCTGCTTGCTATGGACAAAAACAAGTATAACAAAGCTTCGGGCTCCGTCTTTGATGAAGAAGAGTTCTATCTCAAGAGCGAAGAGGAGTTGCTCGAAACCGATTTGACACAAGAGGAGCTGGACGCTGCCGCGACCATTGCCGAACGCTGCAACGTTGACATTGATGTCAAGAAGCGTCGTTTGCCCAAGTACAAGTTTATTCCCGATGGCAAGACTGCCATGGAGTACTTGCGTGAGCTATCGGCTGAAGGTATGGTCACGCTGGGATTTGACCCTTCTGAGGGCGACGGTCACGAAACGTACCAAGAGAGACTTGATCGTGAATTGTCAGACATTGACGACATGGGGTTCGCTGACTATTTCTTGATCGTTCACGACGTGATTAGTTGGGTGCGTAGCAAGAATATCATTCTTGGGCCTGGACGCGGCAGTGCGGGGGGAAGTCTTGTCTCTTGTGTCCTAGGTATTACTGAGATCGATCCCCTCAAGTACGGTCTGATCTGGGAGCGTTTCTTGAACAAGGGTCGTGGTGGACTGCCCGATATCGATACTGACGTGCCGCGTTCTAAAAGACAGGCCGTTCTGACGTATGTGCGTGAACGTTTTGGAACAGGTAATGTTGCTCAACTCGTTACATTCAACGGACTACAGGCCCGTGCCGTACTCAAGGACGTGTTCCATGTATTTGATATGCCCTTTGATGAGGCCAACCGTATCACGGCGTTGGTGCCCACGAAAGGTGAAGACCACACTCAGATCACGTTGGCTGCCGCGATTGAAAAGGTGCCAGAGCTACAGGAGTATGAGAAGAAGTACGGGCCGTGGTTCAAGATTGCCCGTGCTCTAGAGGGATGCTACAAGTCAACGGGCCTGCATGCTGCCGCCGTCGTGATTTCCGATGAACCGTTTGAAGATAGTGCCTACCCGCTGACCCGCTCTCGTGATGGTAGCATGATCTTCGGCTGGGACATGGGGACCGTTGATAGTCTTAGTTTGCTGAAGCTAGATATTCTTGGATTGACAACACTAGATGACATCCAGGTTACCAGAGAGCTTGTAGAGAAGCGTCATGGAATTACCCTTACACGCAAGTCTATGCCGCTTGATGACCTGAAGACATACTATATGCTAGGACAAGGATTTACTACCGGCATTTTTCAGATTGAGAAACAGCTTGGACGGACATGGAGTAAAAATCTAGAGCCCAAAACTATTCTAGAACTGAGTGACCTTGTATCTCTGATTCGACCTGGACCGATGGAGAGTGGTATGCACAATCAATATAGGAGCGTGAAGATGAAGGGCGAGGAGCCTGGATACATTCACGACATGTTGATCCCCATTCTCAAGAACACATACTCCGGTCTGTTATATCAGGAGCAAGTTATTGAGATCTGCAAGCAGATTGCTGGCATGTCTCTGATCGACTCTGACAAGGTGCGTAAGGCCATGGGCAAGAAGAAGCCTGAGGAAATGCGTAAATGGAAGAGTATGTTCGTCAAG